GTGAATAGAGAGCAATGGTTAATGGCTGCGGTGGATCATCTCGTCCCCATCTTTGAGGCAAGGGGGTATTCGGTGCCGGCTGTGAAAGTGTCAGTAGGCTTTCCAAGTACTGGGGGAAAGGGGCGCCACCTCGGACAGTGTTGGTCATCAAAAGCTGCAGAGGATGGACTTAATCAAATCTTCATAGCGCCACACTTAAAGACTCCGCTGGATTTTTTGGACACACTAGTTCATGAACTGGTACATGCAGTAGATAACTGTGAGAGTGGGCACGGCGAAGGTTTTAAAAAGATTGCACTTGACGTTGGGCTTAAAGGTCCAATGAGAAGTGCGGGAGCTGGAGATCACCTTAAGCAAGATCTAATAAGAATTACTGAAAAATTAGGAGTATTCCCTCATGGAAGACTAAGTCTGCCAATTCCAACCGCCCAAAAAGCCCCGAAAAGACCCGGAGCGAAGTGCGCAAAATGTGGATATGAAGTTGTTATGCTTAAAAAGCATCTTGATCTAGGCCCGCCTATTTGCCCTAAGGATATGGAGGGGATGGAGGAGACGGGGGAGTGGGATGTGATTGCTTAGGATCAAATGATTATTCACACATGATCACGGGAGACGCTTAACCTAGCCTCTGGAAATGATTTAATTTCGTCAAGTCTATTGAGCCAATTATTTAATTCAAATTCATCTAATGCTGAATTTGGGGTTAAGTAAACGTAATCAACCGTACTGTGATCAGAACCTATGGCACGAGAATATGTTGTGTTGAGCTCATCTAAATTAAGTTCATCTGCATTAATTCTTAGGCACATAAACGTACCCTCTTCAAAATCACCATCTCCAGCCCTGAAACCTACTGAAAGGCCGACATTAACCTCGATTTCACCATCCTCAATGATCGAATCAATTGCCTCTATTGCTTCGCCAAGGCCAATTAGGTCATTACCGGTTATTGCCAAAGATTTTAAGGAATGAATTGCTGCTGCCAGCTGCCCCAGCAATTCAATAGCTTCCTCATCTAAATTCCAGTCGTTATTAGAATTTGTCATTAATTAGTAGCGCTAGTCTGCAGTCGTAGTTAAGTTAATGAATTCAAGTTTCTAGCTCAAGGTGTGAGCCTCTTCGGGGGGTTATTTATGGCCCGAATTAACCCTCACGTAACCTATACTATAAAGATACTTCAAATATTAAGAAATACTTATGGATACCTTAGTAATTAATCTTTTAGATAACCTTCTGATCCCATTTAGGCAGGTTTATTTCGGATTGCTGGCATGCGGATTTTTGCTGTTCATGGCTTTTTTATCTGCAATCAGAATGAAAAGGGAAACTGCTGAAATTCTCGAGGAGCTTGAGCAGGCAAACAAGACTTTAGAAGAGGTTAAGGACCCACTTGAATTTACTGAAAAATTTTATTTAATTGATGGGCAGTTAAAAGGAAATAAAAGGGTTGGTAGGAGCTGGGAAGAATTCACAAAAACTCTTCTACCCCCGCTGGATGCTATTGATGAGCCAGAGTATAGGGTCTATAGAACGGCGAAACGTCCATCAGATTATTTCGATATTGATCATCTCAACTCCAAAATTAAGCCAATCATTGATGGAGAGAGCTTGATTGGTATTGGTTTAGTTTTAACCTTCTTTGGGCTTGTTGCAGCATTGGTTCATGCAGGGCTTAAGATTGGAAATACTGCAGACTCAAACGACGTGATGGAAGCAATTCGTGCATTGCTATCCACCGCCGGAGCTAAATTTTTTGCTTCAATTGGCGGTGTAGCTGGTTCATTGATACAAACAATTTACATGAACCGATTGAAACATCAAGTTGATGACCAATTAAAGATATTCAATGACCGGCTAGAAGGTCTTTTGACTTTTGCAAGTTTAGAGCGCATAGCTGCAGACCAATATGGTCATGCAAAGAGACAAACTGCGCGCCTCGAAGAAATGGGCACTGAAATTACATTAGCGATTGGTCAGCGTATTGAGTCGGCTATGTTGCAAATGCCCGATTTAATGGGTAAAGCAATGGACCCTATCACTCAGCAGCTTTCTACCATGACTGATAGTTTGTCCAAGTCAAGTACTGACGCGCTAAGAGAGATGGTGACAGATTTTAGAGGTCAACTACAGGGTGCTGGTGAAAGCACAATGAATCAGGTTGTGACTCAATTAAATACGCTCTCAACAACTCTGAATGACACTGTTGGCTCATTAGCGCAAAGCAATCACGAGATTACAAGCGGCATTCAAACAGTGATGCTTGCCTTAACTGAGACCACTAAGAAATTTGATTCGTCTGTACAAGCTAGTGCTGATGCTGCATCATCACAGCTCACTGCATCTTCTGCTGCATTGACCTCTGGTTTGGAGTCGGTATTGAGAGATCTAAGCTCGCAACAGGCCAGTGCAAATAATGCAATGAGTTCATTGGTAGATCGCCTTGATACAGCTTCAAAAGATGCTGCTACATCACTGAAAAATAGTTCTGATGAGGCAAGCGCAAATGTTGCAAGCGGAATTTCTGAAGCCATGAAGGTAGTTTTAGAACAGGCAAAATCAGCCAGCAAAGATGTAACCGATTCCGTGGGGGTTGGCATAGGTGATCTTGTTGCAGCGCTAGGCAGAGTTAATCAGGAGATTGATAGACACAATCAAAGTCTGCAGCTAGCCAATACCAAATTGCAGGATACAGCTAGTGCGATGGGCGGAGCAGCTGAGGCCGTTAGATCATCAACTCAACCATTAAGCCAAGTCTCAATACAATTGACCGCAGCAAGTGATGCAATTCGTAAATCTGTTTCAGATACATTTGCGCAAGTTGAGCGCCTTGTAAATACTACTGATTCTGCATCAAAAGGAATTTCAACTGCTATCACCCAACTTGCTGAAAATTGGGAAAGACAAGCAGGTCAATTGTCATCTGCCGATACTGAACTTGAAACAGCATTTGAGGCAATTACTGACAATCTTACTCAGTCATTAGATACATTGCAAAGATTTACAACTGATGTAGACGTCAAGCTAGGTGCCGCCTTAAATAGCCTGGCATCTATTGTGCAAGAATTATCTGACGCCTTAGAAGATAGTAATACAAGGCGTAATTAAGCATGGCTAAGAAAGAATCTGGGGCTAATTATTTTGCCTCCATGACAGACATGATGGTGGGCATCCTATTCATTTTTATCATCATGATTGCCTATTTTGCATTTCAAGTTGTAAATAAAGACAAGCAGAGTCCTCTATTGGTCTATATCGATAGGGGAGAAAAACTTAGACAAGGTTTGGCTGAAAAGGTTGCGGATGATCTGCGCAAGAAAAATATTGATGCTGAAGTCTCCGCTAAAAATCCAGGCGTTGTGACGCTGAGAGGCAGTGGAATTTTTGCTACTGGCGAATCAAGGGTAGATAGCAAAGAAAATTCAAAGGAAAAAATTGAATACCTCTCCGATGTTCTCTACTCGCAAATGGGATGCTACGTATATGGTTCTACTGTCGATCCAAAGGGTAATAAATGCAACAACAAGGATTTAATCTTTTTGGAGTCTGTATTTGTTGAGGGTCATACCGATAACCAGGCAGTGCCACCTGGCGGGTTGGCAGATGGTAGTAAGAATAATCTTGAATTAAGCGCAAAAAGGGCGACCAATACATATAAGGCTCTCCTTGAAAAGAACCCTAATTTTGTGAAATATAAGAATCCTGAAAATGAAGAGGTAATTAGTGTCGCTGCTTATGGTGAGCAAAGACCAGTGACCTCTAATTTGACGCCATTTGGACAGGATGCGAACCGTAGGATTGATATCCGCTTTGTAATGTGGGTGCCGAAAAACGGTAAAGCCCTTGCTGACTTTAAAGATGCCCAGAAGAAAATTGGTGCCGCACAATAATGTCATTAAGAGCGCGCTTATCCACTTTTAATCCAGCTCAATTAAGAGTATCCAGGCCTACTGGCAACTCTGTTGAAAAAGCGCTGGTAAGGATTGAGCGCCAGGCAGAGGGGCTAGATGCCAAATTGCTAGAGCCGCCCCGTGAGGTTGTTGAGGAAGTTGCTCGAGCATTACGAAAGAACGATACCCAAATTCCAAGAAAATCACTCAAGCTGGTTGCGGCGGGTGGAATTCAATATCTTGCCGATCAAGAGGATGGTCAAAACTTAGTAGAGCGCTTCATTCAGTTGGTGGTTGCAAGTGGAAGCACTTTATTGATGAAAAGCTTGCTTTTAGGGTATTTGCGTATAGCTAGCTCGGACTCTTCACTAACTGAAGCTCTTAGAAACATACTTACTCGTAGAAAAGATTTTCTGCCTGATAGATGGTTAAAGAGAATAGAAAAATATGAGCTTCTAGACAAGCCATTAGGTCTTGGTTTGGCTAAGCTGATGCTATTTTCTGAAGAAGAATCTGCAATACAGGCACTTGAAAATGCAGGCATTAAGAGGGGGTTAATGCTGGGCGGAGGATTCTCGAAGGAGGCTTTCTCCTCAATGGCTGCAATACTTTCTAGCGGACATAAAGAAGAGGCATTAGAAAAGTTTTTTGCTCTCTTAGAGGAATTAAATGCCGTTGGTGAGCCTATTTATCCTTTTACCCATCCTCAAACAGGCGATATAGGCACTACATGTTCAGCTCTTTTGCGTCCGTATTTGCAAGAAAACCCACCAGAGCCCATTAAGGAAAGAATTGAGAATTTCTTACTTGCTAGGTTTGGGGATCCACGTGTTAATAGAATGCGCTGGTCAAAAGTTGGCGAGGAAGAGGTTGGTGTATTAAGTCGCTGGCTAACCCAGCAATCATTCGAGTTATTAATGCAGGTTTTATCTAGCACTAACAATACTGGTCAATGGAAAGATAGAGCAAAATTCTGGGGCCATTACATCAAGCACCAATTTGTTTCTGAGGCTTGGGTAGTATTTGGTCCTGATGCATATCGTCAAGCCAATCGCCTTGTTCGTGAGGGTGAGATAAAGTCTCGAGGCGCCTTTGGGGTGCTTGAGAGGGAAAATATACAGCCGATTCACTCTGCTATTTTGATGAGAATTGGTAAGCTCATTGTTTCTGAGTGGACCCATGACGGTAAGATCCGAATATATACCGAGGGTAATTCACGTAAACCAAAGCTTTACAGCTCAAGGTATTACCCTTCGGATATGCGCGATGATTCGGCTGCTGATTTTGTTAAGGTTCACCTCGGCGATTGGGAGTGGGATGTCGATACATATATCTATCGCTCTACACAAATTCCTGGACCTAGAAGAGGTATCCCAGTTACTACCCCGCAAATAGTAAGGGCTGCCCAAAGTCTTTGTGCAAATTGCGGTCAAGAAGTGCCGCCGAGATGGCTTGATGCTAGGGGTGTTTGCTTGAGCTGTGGTGGCGGAAATGTGAGAACTAGATGACTAAATTTACATTCGCGTGGAATCCGGTACCAAATGGAATAGAGGTAAAAGGCATCATCTTGGATGGAGCCAGTAAGCAAAGTATTGCGATAAATAATTGGCCTAGTGACGCAAAGCAAAAATCTATCAGCGCACTTTCTAAGATTGAGGCCTTGTGTGAGGATGGAGATACAGGCGTACAAAGACTGGTAGATGGCTATTTTATTTCTGACCATACTCTCGCCACCTTATCTGAACATCAAGCTGTAGCACTTAATTTGCCGGCAAATATTCCTCTTGAGTTGAGACTAACTTTATCTGGGCCATTGGTAAACGAGAAAACTAAGACTGTAGTTGCTTGGCATAACTCTTCAGGCACAAAAATCAGAGGTCAAGAGGCTGGAGCCATATTCTTCGATGGAATAACGCACTATAGGATTCCAGATCCTATCTATTCATTGATAACCTGTGCTGATGCATTCAATGAATGGAATGGCCAATCTCTGGATGATCGATTGAGCTTAGTTTCGAATTTGAAAGATGCGCTTGAATTATGTTCTGGGGAGAAAATCAGCGCTGACAACGGATTGGGAACAATGCGTTTTAGTCATGCGGCAGCAGTTTCTTTGGATCTGAAAATATCAAAATCTGGTGTTGATTTCGATCCCGTGATATTTTCTCAAGACACTATTGATTCAAGTGCTGACAGTGGGGAGGGCGTCAAGGAGTCTCAAGCGCTTTTATCTCCCGAGCTGCAGAAAGTGTTTGCACAACAATTTAGAAGCCAGTCATCACCCAGGCCAACCTATGTGCTTGAGCGTGGGCATTATGTTTATATCGATCCGACAATTCGCCAGGCAATAGCATGTATTAAGAAATATCAAAATGAATCGCCTGAGGTTCGAGCTAGATTCGTCAAGTCACCACAGAGTTTTATTAGGGATGAGTTGATTGCGGGGGGTGTTCCAGAGGATGCTGTAGATCAAATAGTTTCTACATCATTTGTTGAGACTGATGGATTTTCATCAAGGGTTCTAGAGATTGGCCTATGGCAGCCTCCAGTACTTCCTTTTGTTAAGCGTAACCCTAAGACATGGGTGCCCGAAGGATATGGCCTAAAAGTCGGATCTAAATCCTATGTAATTAAAGAGACAGATATTCATGCGCTTGCCCAGTCTGTAGCCCAGGCAATCAAGGATCAGCAGAGTGGCGTAAAAATTGGGGATGGCGTTGATGAGTTGCCCGCAACTAATGATAGTTTGCAGGCATTAAACGCCCTAATAGAGCATGTACTTAAACTTCCACCTGTAGAGCTTGATCCTAACGTTCAGATCAATAAGCCAAATCCAGTTGAAAAAATAAAACCACCTCTAACAAGGTCTCAAAAATCCATCTTACGCGTTCAGGATAATTTTCAATCTGAATCATTTGTGGCCCAGTTCTCGCCCCGCTATACCTTTAAGGGTTTAGAAATTCCTAGCGGTCTAAAAACTTCACTCAAGGATCATCAAAATGAGGGCGTTAGTTGGATGCAGGAGGCCTGGTCATTAGGCTACCCCGGCGTTCTATTGGCGGATGACATGGGGCTTGGAAAAACATTTCAGGCTCTGAGTTTTTTGTGCTGGCTAAAAGAAAAATCAAAAAATAAGAACAAGCAGCCAATTCTGGTTGTGGCGCCAATATCTCTGCTTGGTAACTGGGAAAAGGAAGCGGCCATTCATCTTAATGATGACGCATTGGGTTCTATGGCCCTTTTATATGGAAGCAATATAAAAGACTACAAAATAAATTCTGGAACAAGGTCTGATGTTGTTGAAGGTAGCGCTACGTTAGATATTAGTCAGTTAAAGGGATATGACTGGATTCTCACAAATTACAACACAATGCGTGACTATCATATTTCACTTGCTTCAATAGATTTTCAATGCATTGTTTTTGATGAAATGCAGAATATAAAAAATCCGCAAGCGATGATGACAAATGCAGCTCAGTCTCTGAATGCTGAATTCCAAATTGGATTAACTGGCACACCTATTGAGAATAGTCTTGCGGATATATGGACAATATTTGACACCCTAATGCCGGGCTTTTTAGGTCTTGGCGATCTCAGAAGGTTTATGGGGCACTACACCACTGAGAACCCTGACAATCTTAGAGAGCTAAAGACAAGGTTATCCAGTAGCAAGGCTGGTCATCCCGCACCAATGCTTAGAAGAATGAAGCATGAGGTTGCTAAAGACTTACCTAAGAAAACAGAGAAGATTATTGATGAGCAGATGCCATCCTTACAGGCGGGCTCTTATCACGAGGTTATCACCAGCGCTAAGAGTGGTCATGCAGGAAAGAGCAAGCTTGAGATGATTCATCAGATGAGAAGTATTTCATTGCACCCTAATTACGGTAAATTTGAAACAGAAGATTCAGGCGATGCTTTTATTGGCGACTCAGCACGATTAAAGGTGATGCTAGAAATACTAGAAAGTATTCACGCTAAATCAGAAAAGGTTCTCATCTTCATTGAGAGCTTGTCTATGCAACAGTGGCTTGCATATTTTTTGAAAGAGCACTTCAATCTTCCAGAATATCCTCTTCGTATATATGGAAACACTTCAGCAGATAAGCGTACGAAGATTGTTACTCAATTTCAAAGTGTTGAAAATAAAGGTTTTGATATTCTGCTGTTGTCGCCTAAGGCCGCTGGCGTTGGATTGACTCTAACTGCAGCCGCTAATGTCATCCACCTGACTAGATGGTGGAATCCTGCGGTTGAGGATCAATGCACGGACAGGGTTTATAGAATTGGGCAGGACAAAGAGGTTACCGTCTTTATCCCAAGAGCGATTCATCCCTTATACGGCAATGAAAGCTTTGATTGTCTGCTACATGAAATCCTTGAGAATAAGAGGGCACTTTCAAGAGAGATGCTTGTTCCAATGGAATCAGCTGGCGATATTGACTATATTTTTGGCAAATCTACAGGTTAAGCAGATAACTATTGGGTTAATTTCTATACCTTTTATGCAAAATTACCCCGTCAACACCTTGATTGATTCGTATGTTGTATTTTTGGTAAATTAATACCTTTTTATAAGTCATTGTTTTATATGGGTTAATAAAATTAGTAACAATAAATATTAAAAAGTAACTAATACTATTTGCAATTATCGGAAAACTTTGTTAAAGTTCTTACATCAACAACGGGGGTGTGAGAATGCAAACAACGCAACATGCAATGCAAAGAATGTCCCAGCGGGGAGTTACAGGGGATATGGTCGATTTTGTACTTAACTATGGGTTCGTAGAGCAGGATAAGTATGTTCTTGGAAAAAGACAGGCTTTGGAGCTGCTGAATGATCTTAAGAAGCAGGAGCGTCTAGTTAAGAAGATCTTAGATAAGGGTGGCGTGACCGTTGTTGCTCAGGATGATGTCCTTATTACGACATATAACTGCAATAGCTATAAACCTAATTAATAGAGAACGATGATGACTAATAGAGCGATATATCAAATAGTAGATTCAGTTAGAGGTACCGGTTTAGATCGAGATAAATCTTTGGAGTTGGCCCTCCAGTTGCTGGCCTGGGAAAAATTATCCAGAAAAAATAGGATTGCAAAGGAGTTGGCTTTTAGTGCTGAATACATAAAATATCCAGAAAAGGTTTTAAACGTATTTCAGGCCCTTTCAGCCAGTGGTGGTTTGATGTTTAAGGCTTTCAGCAATATCCCATCGGTGATCGGAGTTAATCCTTACGCCCTAAGAGATGCCCTAGAAGTAGTTAGCCGTCTGAGCGCAACTGGGGTTTTAGAAAATGTCGATGTACTAAATTTAGCTGAAGAAAGATTTATATCTCCTGTCGGGGGTTATCTCAATATGCCTGGCGAAGTTGCGGATCTAATGTCAGCAATAGCGGATATTAGATCAAGTGATTCTGTTTACACGCCCTGGGATAGCAGCTTTGCTCAACTTGCTTCGAGAGCGGCCATTAAATCTAGGGATGTTTACTATGAATCGATTCTGCATTCTTCAATTCCAGCATTGGTAAGTCTTCTTTCCACCAATGAGTTTGAAGTATCTATAAGCAATCCCATTCTTCAGCCCACAGCTATAGAAGGTGGCAAACCTAGATTGTTTGACATTACGGTAGCTTTTCCTCCATTTGGAATGAAATACCCAGCCGATGAAATTAGAAGGGATCTATTTAATAGGTTTCCAGAGAGAACCTCTATAGGCTCAGTCTTGGCAGTGCGCCATGCTATGTCGCAAACCAAATCAAAGCTAGTAATTGCTGTTCAAAATAGCCTGCTTTTTAGCCACGGTTACGAAAAAGAGTTACGTAAGGATTTGGTAGAAAAGGGAATGATTGAGGCTGTTATTGCCATGCCAAATGGTTTGCTAAGTCTTACTAATATAGCGTTTACGATTTTGGTTATAAATCCAAAAGGTGGACTAAATTCAGTCAAGTTCATAAATGCAGATTCTCCAGAATTTTATGTAGGAGTTGCTAGGACTAGAAACGATCTGAGAAATATTGATGGGTTATTAGAGCTAATTAAGTCTAATAAAGAGTCTACAAATTGTTCAATTGTTTCAAACCAAGTTGTATTAAGTAACGATGCCCAGCTACAGGTAGACCGATATGTTGTATCTGATAGTAGAAAGAGGCTTGAAAAACAACTTAGTGGATTACGCAAAATTCAATTGGGTGACATTGCGCGAACTGTGCGTGCAATCCCCCTGGGGTCCATAGAAAGCAAGCCAATAGCTGTAATGGAAATAGGGGCGGCCGATTTATCTCAATTTGGGTATATCGCCCCTAAGGGTAAAACCATCTCTGTAGATGAAAATTTAGCCAAACGCTACGAAGATTGTTTTCTAAGACCTCTAGATATTGTCTTAATAGTTAAGGGTAGCGTTGGAAAGATTGGAATCGTCCCGGCAGATGTTCCTGGCCCTGGAAATGGCGGCTGGGTTGCAGGGCAATCCGCCATAGTTTTAAGGGTCCATCCTGAATATTGCGCGCAATCGTTATTTGTACAACTCAGGTCACCCATGGGGCAGGAATTACTTGCTGGAATTGTGTCCGGAGCAACTATTAAGTTAATACAGCTCAGAGAGTTGATGAAACTAGAGGTGGTGCAATCTACTTCGGATCAGGATACTAAATCACGAGAAATAGTTGATTCTGAAGAGCGATTGGAAAGGGGAATCCAGAAAATTAGAGTAGAGCAGGAATCGCTATCTAAAAATATTTGGAAACTCTAGAATACTTATATAAATTGAAAGAATACGATGCTAACAGGTGAATTACGCAGTCAGGTTGATAAGGTTTGGGATAGTTTCTGGTCAGGTGGCATTTCAAACCCCCTGGAAATTATTGAGCAAATTACATACTTGCTATTTTTACGCAGGCTGGATGATTTACAGACTTTGGAGGAGAACAGGAGCGCAAGGTTAGGCAAGCCTCTAGCAAAAAGGTTTTTCCCGGAAGGCGCTGATAGTAAGAGTTGTAAATATGAAGATATGCGTTGGAGCCGACTGAAGAATATGGCCCCTCAAGAAATGTTCAATGTAATGAGTGATCATGTTTTCCCATTTTTGCGAGATATAGGCGGAGATGGGAGCACCTACAGCAAACAAATGCAGGGTGCTCGTTTCACTATTCCAACGCCCATGTTGCTTTCTACTGCAATTGACTTACTTGACCAAATCCCTATGGATGATCGAGATACAAAGGGTGATTTGTATGAATATATGTTGGGTAAATTAGCTAGTGCTGGACAGAATGGCCAATTCAGAACACCAAGACATATTATTAGATTGATGGTGGAGTTAACCGCCCCGACAGCCAAAGACACGATTTGTGATCCAGCTAGTGGAACATGTGGATTCCTTGTTAATGCAAGTGAGTATATGCGTGAGACTCATCCAGAAGTGTTAACTGATGCGACAAGTAGAGAGCACTTCCATAACAGTATGTTTCATGGCTATGATTTTGATAACACTATGTTACGTATTGGTAGTATGAATATGCTTCTACATGGTGTTGAGAATCCAGTTATCACTTATCGTGATTCCTTAAGTCAAGATTTTGCAGTTGAGGAAGAAAAATATAGCCTTATTCTTGCAAATCCACCTTTTGCTGGCAGCATTAATATTGCAAATGCTGCAAAAGATCTCCTTGCAATTGTTAATACTAAGAAGACGGAGCTTTTATTTTTGGCGCTCTTCTTGAAGCTTCTGAAACCAGGTGGTCGTGCTGCAGTCATCATTCCAGATGGGGTACTTTTCGGAAATAGCAAGGCGCATAAACAAATCAGACGAATGTTAGTTGAAGAGCAAAAATTGGAAGGGGTTATTTCGCTTCCTGGGGGTGTTTTTATGCCTTACGCTGGTGTTAGCACGGCAATTTTACTGTTTACCAAAACAAATAGCGGCGGTACAGACTCGGTTTGGTTTTATGACATTCTGGCTGATGGATGGAGTTTAGATGCAAAGCGGCAACCTCTTCTCGATTTAGAAAAGTTAGGATCTTCTCCACTTAAGCAATTATCAGAGGACGAGCATTTAAAAAACAACTTACCTGATGTTGTAAGTAGGTGGAAGGAGCGTGAGGGTAAAGAGCGAAGTAATAATAAAACTGCTCAAAGTTTTGTAGTAAGCAAGGCGGACATAATTGCCAATGACTATGACCTCAGTTTGAATCGATATAAAGAGGTGGTGCACCAGGCTATTGAGCATATCCCCCCTATAAGGTTGATCGCTGAGCTAAAACAACTTGAATCAGAAATACAGCAAAATTTAAGTGAGCTTGAGGGAATTGTTAAGTGATGCAATATAAATTAACTGAAGTTGCGCCATTAATTGCCGAAAGAGTGCCATCTTTTGAGGGTGAAAAATTATATGTAGCAACTGGAAGCCTAGACGATCGAGAAAATATCTCAGGCGAATATGTTACCTATAAAGATCGTCCTTCCAGGGCTGATTTGATAGTTAAAAGAAACGATCTATGTTTTGCAAGAATGCAGGATACAAAAAAGATTTGTTTGATTACTGAGAAAAAAGAGAAATTTATCTACTCAACAGGTTTTGCTGTTATCAGACCGAATTTGGATATCATCTTTCCAAGATTTCTCTACCATTTATTAAATTCTATTCCTTTTCAAATTAAAAAAAATTCACTGTGTAGTGGAGCTACGCAAAAAGCAATAACAAATGAAAAAATTAATTCAATTGAAATTGAGGTTCCGGATATAAGTGAGCAAATTCGCATTGCAAAAATTTTAGATAGTGCAGAAGTCATATATAGAAATCGTGAATTAGCCATCAAAAAGCTGGGAGAGTTGGCTAAGAGTGTTTTTATAGAAATGTTTGGAGATAGAAAATCTAATAATCTCAAGCTTGACAAGTTGCCTCTTAGCAAGATTGCAAGCATATCTAGTGGCTCTACTCCGAGCAGATCAGAGAGCGATTTAATGGGTGGCGATATATTGTGGATTAAAACTACTGAGTTAGTTGGAAAAAAAATATACGATTCGCAAGAGAAATTATCCAAAAAAGGTCTTCAGAGTATTGGCGGCAAGATTAATCCTGAGAACTCTATTCTTGTTGCAATGTATGGACAAGGTCAAACCAGGGGGCGCGTTGGTTTATTGAGCGCCGCTGCAGCAACTAATCAAGCTTGCGGTGTAATTAGGCCTAATGAGACATTCTCATCAAACTTTATGTTTTGGCAATTAAAATTTGCTTATGAGGACTTAAGGGCTTTAGGTAGAGGGGGTAACCAGGAAAACTTAAATCTTCAACTTTTAGGTGGATTCGAGGTTTTAATGCCACCCTTATCGCAACAGTTGGCTTATGATAATTTTATTGCAAAATATGAGGCAGCTAATGCCAGCTTTGATTCCTATTTGCATTTAACCTCTAAATTAATCAAGATGGTGCAGCTAGAAAGTTATGGAAATTGATGAGTAATTTTACTTTCCTGCAAAAAGAATTTTTTTCTATATGCGATAGCGCCACCAAGGCTGAGAGTTATTTAAATTCAGATGCTCGTGCGGCATGTTGGTATTCGCGCATGACATTGGAGCAGATTGTAGATTGGCTCTATAGATATGATCCGGCATATAAAAGCTATGAACCAAGTTTAGGCGCCCGGGTGCATGATCCTTGCTTTAGGAGTAATGCTGGTGAAAACATCTTTACTAAAGCCACGGTGATTATTTCAATTGGTAATCGTGCCGCGCATGGTAAGGCTGCCAAGCAAGCTGAGGCTTATACGGCTATACAGGAGCTGTTCCATATAGCCTACTGGCTGGCTAGAACTTATGGGGATAAGGCTAGGCCAGATCCTTCTTTGCAATTTGATGAAAAACTAATTCCTGCTGCCAAAAAACAAGATGTCATTACTGCTAGTCAATTGCAGGCCGCCGAAGAGAAATTACGATTAGAGCAGGCCGAAAAAGATGCTATTAAGCAAGAGCTTGATACGCTAAGAATTGAGTTTGTTAAAGCTAAGGTCATCAATTCTAAGACTCCTGACCTACATAACTACAACGAAGAGCAAACACGAGATTACTTCATTGACTTGCTGCTTAATGAGGCTGGATGGTCATTAGACAAAAAAGAGGATAGGGAATACGAAGTCTCTGGAATGCCTAATAATCAGGGTATAGGGTTTGTAGATTACGTATTGTGGGGTAATGATGGGAAGCCTTTAGCAGTTGTTGAAGCTAAGCGTACGAGACGTGATGCGCGGGTAGGGCAGCAGCAAGCAAAGCTCTATGCAGATTGTCTTGAGGCTCAATTTGGACGTCGACCAGTTATTTACTACACAAATGGATATGAGCATTGGTTTTGGGATGATAAAAATGCGTCTCCAAGACCTGTGCAGGGATTCCATAAAAAGGATGAGTTAGAGCTTTTAATGCAGCGTCGAAGTAGTCGCCATCCTTTGGCCACTGTTGAGATTGATAAGGCAATTGTTGAGCGCAGCTATCAGCATCAAGCTATTCGCAGCATTACTGAAGCGATTGAACAGCACAATCAAAGACGCAGCTTAGTTGTGATGGCTACTGGTAGCGGTAAAACTAGGACCGTAATTGCCTTAGTTGATATGCTAATGCGCGCTGGTTGGGTAAAGCGAGTTTTATTTCTGGCCGATAGGGTTTCCTTGGTGAAGCAGGCAAGTAGAGAGTTTGGAAAGCATCTGCCAAATGTTCAAGTGGTGAATCTGTTGGACGGGTCTGATGTAGAAGGTCGGGTCTATGTCAGCACTTATCAAACAATGCTTAATCAAATTAATAGCACAGACAGTACTGTTAAGAAGTTTGGTATTGGCTATTTTGATTTGATCATTGTTGATGAGGCCCATCGTAGTATTTATAGTAAATACGGCGCTATTTTTAGTTACTTCGATAGTTATTTAGTTGGCCTTACTGCTACACCTAAAGATGAGGTGGATAGAAATACTTATAACCTCTTCCAAATGCAAAATGGCGTACCTACATATGCCTACAGTCTTGATGACGCTATTGATGCGGGATACCTGGTGCCGCCTAGGGCGATCTCGGTTCCAGTTCATTTTCCTCGAGAAGGTATTAAGTATGACGAGCTAAGTGAAGATGAAAAGCAGCAGTGGGATGAATTGGAGTGGGGTGAGAATGGGCCGCCTGAAGAGGTAGACCCGGCAGCCATGAATCAGTGGTTATTTAATCAGGATACTGTTGATCAGGTTATCAGGCATATGATGATTAGAGGGCAGAAAGTTGCCAGTGGCGACAGAATTGGTAAGACCATAATCTTTGCCAAGAATAATCTACATGCAGAATTTATTGCCGAGCGATTTAATATTAACTACCCTCAATACAAGGGTGAGATGGCAAGAGTAATTACTTATCAGACTGAATATGCGCAAAGTTTGATTGATGATTTCTCTAATAAAGATAAGGCACCTCATATTGCAATTAGTGTGGATATGCTTGATACAGGCATAGATGTTCCTGAAGTGCTTAATCTTGTTTTCTTTAAGCGTGTGCGAAGTAAAACTAAGTTTTGGCAGATGATTGGTCGTGGTACAAGGCTTTGCAAGGATTTATTTGCGCCTAATGAGGATAAGAAATTTTTCTATATTTTGGACTATTGTCAAAATCTAGAATATTTCAAAGAAAATCCTGACGCATCTGATGGCTCTAGTGGTGAAAGCCTTGATACACAGTTATTTAAAAACCGTATAGAGGTATTAACAACCTTAGAGGGTCTAAAAGATAAGTCCACCAAAGAAGAAATTGAGCTGAGGGATTACACAGCCAACTACTTGCATGAGCTTGTGGCTAATATGACACTTGAGAACATCATAGTTCGGCCCAAGCGTAAGTTTGTTGAGAAATTTAGCAATGCCTTAAGCTGGAAAGCGCTTAGCAGTGGAGATGCCGCTGAAGCTGCTACCGAGTTAGCTAGCCTACCCTCTAAAAAGATTGATACGGAGGAGGAAGCGAAGCGTTTCGACCTGGCGATTCTCAAATTACAACTATGCGTTCTAAGGGCTGATAAGGGGTTTGAGCGATTGCAAGGTTATGTAAGAGCTATTGCGGCTGCATTGGAGCTGCAAGAGAGTATTCCAGCAATTAGAAAGCAAATTGAATTAATTCAAAGCATTAATTCTAATGAATGGTGGCAGGATGTAACAGTAGGTATGCTGGAGCATGTTCGCATTCAGCTGCGAAGCTTAGTCAAATTAATTGAGAAATCTAAGCGCAATATTGTCTTTACTAATTTTGGAGATTCTATTGGCGAAGGTGTTGAATTTGACCTCCCGATCAGTGTTGGTGGATTAAATTATGAGAAATTTAAGGCCAAGGCTAGGGATTTCTTGCGTCAGCATGAAAATAAGTTAGCCATTAACAAATTAAAGCGTAATTTACCGATCACTTCCACTGATTTAGAAGAGCTTGAGGCGATATTGCTTGAGCAAGCTAGTGGGGATGCCACTCTAATTAAACGCGCAAAAGAAGATGCCCATGGGCTTGGACTTTTTGTGCGTTCACTAATAGGTCTGGATCGGGTGGCAGCTACTGAAGCTATGAATGCATTTCTGACGGATGCTTCAGCAACCTCGAAGCAGATTGAATTTGTCACTTTGATTGTTGACGAATTGACAAAAAATGGCGCCATGGACGATGACCGACTATACCAAAGTCCTTTTGTAGATATTACTCCTACGGGACCTGAAAGCATCTTTTCATCTGCAAAAGTAGAGCAGTTGTTTGCATCCATTAATGAAGTAAGACTCAGAGCAGTTGCTTAACAATATCAGCGCAAGGCTAATAAATGTCTCAAAAATACTCAGTTAATCAGCATTTGATCGAAACTCTGCTTGCTTGGGTTAAATCAGGCGAGATTGCTATTCCGGAAATACAGCGACCATTTGTTTGGGATGCCACTCAGGTAAGGGACTTATTAGACAGCTTGTATCAAGGCTACCCTGTTGGCTACATCATTGCCTGGAAGAATCCAACGGTAAAACTTAAGGACGGCACCCTATCTGAGGGTAAAAAGATATTAATTGATGGCCAGCAGCGGGTTACAGCTTTGACAGCAGCCTTACTAGGTCAGCGGGTTATCAACAAGGAATATAAATCTGTAAATATCAAGATAGCCTTTCATCCGGTTGAGGAGAGATTTGAAGTATCTAACCCAGCTATTGAGCGAGATTCCTCTTGGTTTCCTGACGTTTGCCCAATCGTGACCGGGGAATTGCGTGTAAGCAAGTTAGTTAAGGATTATTGCGAGGCAAATCCAGGAGTAGATGCCGATCTAATAGAGGACAGAATTGAGCTTCTAAAAGGCGTTACTAAAAAGCAAATTGGCATGATTGAACTAGCCGGTGATTTAGATATTGAAACTGTTACTGAGATTTTTATCCGAATTAACTCCAAAGGCGTAGTTCTTTCTCAGGCAGACTTTGCAATGTCTAAGATAGCCGCTAATGAGGATCTTGGTGGCAATGTATTGCGCAAGGCAATAGATTACTTTTGCCATCTTGCTAGGGCACCTGAATTTGCCGCGCAAATTGAAGAAAACGATAGAGAGTTTGTGGCAACGCCATATTGGCAAGCTATTAAGTGGTTAAAGCAGGATAACGAAGACTTATACGATCCTAGTTATAGCGATCTTCTTCGTGTAGCCTTCATGAGTCAATTCCCGCGCGGCAAGATTGCTGATTTAGTTGGATTGCTCTCAGGTAGAAACTTTGAGACTCGTACCTATGAGCGCGAGATTGAAGAAGATAGCTATAAGAAGCTAACTGCTGGGGTAATGGATTTTGTAAACCAAACCCATTTTCAGCGGATCCTCATGATTATTAAATCAGCGGGATTTGTAACAAACACTTTAATCCGTTCTGCAGGTGCTCTTAATTTTGCTTATGTGCTTTATCTGAGGTTAAAGGCACAATATGGCAATGACCCAAGAATTGAATCTTGGGTTAGAAGATGGTTTGTTATGAGCCTTCTTACTGGTAGATACTCTAGCTCACCAGAGTCCAGTATGGACTTTGATATACGACAGATACATTCACGACCATTTGATGAAATCCTTGCTCAAGTTGAGGCTGCAGAGCTTTCGTCAGCCTTTTGGGATGTTGGGCTTGTCCAGGATCTCAATACCTCCTCAAATAGCCGACCTTCTTTACATGTCTATTGGGCTGCTCAGTCTAAATTGGGTGATAGGGGCTTATTCTCTAAAGATATTAAAGCTACTGAATTGTTGGTTCACCAAGGAGATATTCACCATATCTTCCCCAAAAACTTCCTTAAAGGTAAAGGTAATTCGCGCGCCGAATATAACCAAGTAGCTAACTATGCCTTAACTCAGCAAGAGATTAATATCAAAATCGGAGATAAGAACCCTTCTGAATATTTTGCCCAGGCTCTTGCCCAGTGTGAATCAGGAAATCCAATATTTGGCGGCATTCAGGAGAAGGCTGACTTACTGCAAAACTTTAAAGAAAACTGCATTCCAATTGACATGGCCTTATCAGGCAACCTAAGTGACTACCCTGCATTCTTAGCGGAGCGTCGTGTGCTCATGGCTAAGAAGATACGAGATTACTATCAACAGCTCTAGTCTATTTAAAACATGAGAAATGGGGAGCGAATCCCCATTTTTTAATTATTGGATTGCTTTGTCCTTTCTCGGATAAAGGCCTGAACCTGATCAATCGTCCAGAAGGAGGAACGGCCAATCTTAATTGGCTTAGGAAACTCACCTTTCTGAACCATAAGCCAAAACTTAGATTTAGAAATCGGTATGACTTCCAGAATCTGTGGAATCCTCATCAAGGTTACCTCTGAATTTAAATTACTCATGACGACCTCCCTGACGGGCGCGCTTTATATTTTTTCGATAAACCTGCAAAGCCATTTTTGCTGAACTCATCTTCGTGTAACCGTATGAACGGTACAAACTGTAAAGCCGAATTGCTACCATCAAATTGCTCTCCATCTAGTTTTGTTATGTATCAATATGTGTGCTACTGAGAAGCAATGTAGTCAATGAAATTTTGATGGTCAATCAAATGTCAATACCCACTTTGAAGACGCATATTAATTTTTGACTACAAAAAAATATTTATTCACATAAATGCTACAAGCTAATCCAGTAAAGGGCTACAGCCTTGTCAGTATTTTCTGATGGCATGAGGAGAGCAGTGGACACACATAGATCAATTAACACTTCAAGAGGAAAAAATAAACAACCTAAATTTCTTAAAGATGGATTACAGCGAAAAAGTAAATAAATAAATTCAAAATAAATTCATAAAAAACACGTTTGACGATACGCTTTCCGATTGTTAGATTCATCTCTTGCGAAAACTATTTAGCAAGAAAAAAAGAACTACACGGAGACTGTTTTAGATGAATTACTACGAGCATCACATTGGAGATTACTCAGAAGCAACCGCCCACCTGACCTTTATTGAGGACGCAACCTATAGCCGCCTCATTCGAAAGTATTACGCCACTGAAAAGCCGTTGCCAATCGAAATGAAGACGGTCCAGCGATTAATCAATGCCAGATCAAAAGAGGAAAAAAACGCAGTTGTCTCAGTCCTTAATGAGTTTTTTACCCTTACAGACGATGGCTGGCGACAAGAGCGCTGTGACCATGAGATAGCTCGCTTTAAAGACCGGCAATCCAAGGCTAGGCGGAGCGCTGAATGGAGGTGGCAGACATCTCCAGTAGAGCAAATACTGTCAGACAGTACGCCTAACTCGGTATGCGATCGAAATGCGAACGCATTGCCAACGCAATGCTCACCAAACACCATACACCAAACACCAGTCACCAATCTCCATACTCCAAGCAAACAAAACAATGGGGGTGAAAAAGAAAAATGTCCGAACGATGATCTTGAGACAAGGCAGAAGATTGCCAATGTCTTTGCTGTTCATGGAGTAAACATCGCCACTAGGGATGAAAAGATTGGGGAAATTGCAAAGCTCATGGCTGCAGAGGAAGAAATTCAGGAGGCGATAACCCAGGCAAAAGAAATGAGAAAAAAGGCTTCAAGTTCTACCCCCATCAACCCGGGGCTAGTTCTAGCAATTCTCAAAGGAATACGAAAAAAGATTCAAGGCCAAGAAAGCTCAGAGAATGCCTGGTGGAAAACCAATGAAGGCATAGATGCTAAAGGGCGAGAGCTTGATATGAGAGCCCAAGGTTCAGAAAGCTATGAATCATTCAAGGCAAGAATTCTTATTGAGTTACGTAAGCGTAAGGAGATGGCGAATGCTGGTTAACCAAGCCTTAGCTGGAGTTGTTCATCGCCCTGATATGGAAGACTTTCCTATTGGGTCCATTGTTAAGACGCCTAGTGGGCGTGTAGGTACGGTCGTTAAGCATCGCGGTGCCCAAAGCCGACATGACTTATTCCAAAGAATCATCATCGAGTTTGAGGATCCGATAGGTGATTCAGTAGCACTTCAACCCCACCTGCTGACGATGATCAAAAAACCATGATTGAAAACAATCAAAAGAAATCAAAGGGAGGCGCAAGGGCTGGGGCAGGTCGAAAGACTGGCAGCTTAACTAAACGAACCCGTCAGATAGCCGAAGCTGTTGCAACCCAAGGTATCACACCTTTGGAAGTCATGATGAAGGTAATGCACCAACTTTATGAGGAGGCCGGCAATGTTAGCGAACAAGATCTTGGCGATAAGGAGTTGGTAAGCGAAGCCCGAATCAAACTCCTTAATATGGCAGCCACCGTTGGAAGGCATGCGGCACCTTATATTCATCCACGACTATCTGCAATTGAGCACACGGGCAAAGATGGTGCCCCGCTACAAAGTGGCGTGTTAGTCGTCCCAAGTTCCATGAGTGTTGAGGATTGGGAAAGATCCGCCCAGCCCAAGCATTAGTGCAATAAACGTAAGTCATGAAAACCATCTGGGCGCCATTGCCCGGTAGTCAGACTTTGTTTCTGACTTGTCCTGTCTACGAGGTATTGCTTGAGGGAACTAGGGGAGGGGGTAAGACAGATACCTTGCTGATGAGTTATGCCCAGCATGTGGGCAGAGGTTTCGGTGATCATTGGCGCGGAACACTCTTTCGCCTCACGTACCCGCAGCTTGCTGATGTAGTAGCTAAGAGTAAGCGCTGGTTCTATCAAATCTTTCCAGGGGCCAAGTTCAATGAATCTGACTATGTGTGGAAGTGGCCCACTGGAGAGATGTTGTACTTTCGGTATGGGGCCAATGAAGATGACTATTGGAACTATCACGGCCATGAATATCCATGGCTAGGATTTGAAGAGCTTACTAACTGGCGCAATCTGGCCTTCTACGAAGCAATGCATTCCACCTGCAGGTCATCACACCCTGGAATGCCAAGAATGGTGAGAGCTACCTGTAATCCATTTGGAGTTGGGCATGCATCCGTAAAAGAGCGATTTCAGATTGGGACAATACCCGCGGGACAAATCATCAGACAAGAGGGCGCACTACCAAGAGTGCGAATACATTCCACCATTTATGAGAACACACACCTTCTCAAAAATGATCCCAACTACCTCATGAGTCTAGAGTCACTAAGCGATCCAAACAGGCGCAGAGCCTGGTTTGAAGGAGATTGGGATATCCACGTGGGAAGTTTCTTGGAAGGCGTATGGCAGCCCTCTAAACACGTTATAGAGCCCTTCGCAATCCCACCAACATGGAAGGTATGGCGCTCAATGGATTGGGGATATGCAAGACCATATGCCGTTTATTGGTTTGCTTTATCTAACGATGGAGTCTATTACCTGTGGAGAGAGCTTTATGGATATGGAGATAAAGAAAATACCGGCACCAGGGAGGATGCAACGGTAGTTGCAGAGAAAATTAAGAAGATAGAAATTCACGACCAACGCCTTGGATATGAATATCGAATGAACTTGGCTGACCCATCTATCTTTTCCAAAATTGGAGCAGAAAGATCAATTGGCCAGATCTTTAGAGATAAAGGGGTTAAATGGACTGAAGCCTATAACGCCCCGAGAAGTAGGGTTAACGGAGCCCAAGAAATTATTCGCCTATTGGCTGAAGGAAGGCTAAAGGTATTTAGCACTTGTAAGCATTGGCTTAGAACAATTCCTCAATTGCCACCAGATTCACTAAATCCAGAAGATGTAGATACTGATGCCGAAGATCATGCTTGGGATGCAACAAGGTATGGAGTCATGCGAGCACGAAGGGTTGCAGAATAAATCCAAAATAAATTCTTAAGCTATTGCCCCTGAATTTATAAATAGGGTGTGCCCCAAGACTCTAAAGCTCTTCAACAAAAATGGAATGCCCGTATTAAATATGCGCGCACTCATTGGGCGACTTTTCATAAGCGGGTAAAACACAACCGCAATACTGTCTCTGGATTTAATTGGAACGCAGATCCTACTGGAAAAGACTTCTACAGCCTTAGAGCAAATCTCATCCATGGAACGATCTCTGCTGTACTGCCTAACGTCTATGCTCGTAACCCAGAGATCTCAATCGCCCCAGCCCATTCGGGCGCGGACATCAAACTCTTTTGCAATACCTTAGAGAAGGTTACCAATAGGGCCTTAGAGCATGCCCAACTAAAGAATCGAGCCAAGTCCACAGTAAGGGCGGCTCTTACCTGCAGTTTCGGAATCTTAAAGGTGATGTATCAAAGAGATATAGACGAGGATGCCTATATTCAGGGGCGTATTAACGACCAACAAGAAAATAGATTGGCGATTAGAGATCTTAAGCAAGATCTAGAAGATGGCAGTCAGAAAAAACACCGCGAAGAAAAAGAGATTGAACTAGAAGAGCAATTGCTAGGAATATATGAGCAATCAGAAGTCTGGTCTGCTGAGGGTATAGTTATCGATAGAGTCCTTACAGAAAACCTTCTGATTGATCCATCCGTCTGCGAGTTTTGGGATTACACCGACGCTGATTGGATGTGCCAGGTTATCCCTATGAAGCGAGCGCAGGCTGAGGCTTTATATAAAAAGAATCTCGCTAACGCTAAGATCTACCAAGTAGGCCAAAGCGAACCCTCGCACAAGAAGGCCAAGCGCTTAGCCTCAATGCAACTGGAGGCTGGACCAGTTGCAGACGACCAGCAAATTGCTGTTTTAGAAATCTGGGATAGAACTACTCAGCGTGTGTACACAATGGTGGAGGGCGCAACAGAGTGGCTACGTGAACCATATTCACCATCAAGAGCAGGTGAGCGCTGGTACCCTTTCTTCTTATTGCCTTATCAGGTAGTCGATGGGCAGTTTGTTGGCCCAAGCCTAGTAGATCTCACTGAACGACTACAGGATGAGCATAACGAAGCAAGAGATAGATTTAACCAGCATCGAGATCTCTGTATTCCTGGATGGGTTGCATCTGCCGACATTAATGAAAAGACAATTAAGAAACACTACGATTCTCGATTTGGTGAGATCACCATTGTTGATACTGAAGGCAAGCCCCTTAACCAAGTCATCATTCCTAGGGGTCACCCAAAGATAGATCCGATCGTGTATGACACCAGTGCAGTGCGATATGACTGGGAGCAAGTCACCGGTCTACAAGATGCATCAAGGTCTACCGTAGTAAGACCTAAGACAGCCACCGAGGCGAACATTCTGCAAAGAGCCTTATCAGGGCGCGTATTTGAATTCAAAGACCAGATAGAGGATTGGTTGCAAGAGATAGCGCAATACAGCGCACAAGTCCTCTTACAGGAACTGACCAAAGAGCAGGTAGAGCGCTATATGGGCGCGCCAATCACTAAAACAACTATGGTCGATGGCAAGCTCACCATAAGCAAAGAGAAAACCTATGATTGGCCAGAGCTCAGCAAAGAGCGAATCTTTGACATGGTTGACCTGCGTATTAGGGCCGGTACTACTGGAGCCCCTGATGGTATAGAGGAAAAAGAAGGTTGGCTCAAAGTTCTACCGATGGTTACCAGCCTATCTATCCAGATCCAAAACCTACAAGCAAGAGGGATGGATTACGAACATATCCGTAGTCTCCTACGCGAGACTCTCTTGCGATATGACGATCGGATCGATTCAAATCTATTTATGCCAAACGTTGCAAAACAAGCCGATGGATTCGTAGATCTTCCACATGAAATTTCAATGCATCGGCTATGGGAAATGAACGCGGATAAGCAAAGTAAACATCAACATTTAAAAGAGGAGACAGTAGATGACACAAGAAGTGAAAAACTTTAACTCTGGAGTATTAACTAATGGGGGCTCCATTCAGAGGGTACAGAGCCGTGAAGCTAAAAGAGAGGAAGAGCGTTTAAGAAAAGAAGCGGAAGAAAAGAACGCAGCTGAATCTGTTGCTCGGCGTCAAAAGGCAAAAGAAGAGCGCGCGATTGAATTAGCTGAGCAATCAAAAGCTCGGCAGTTTGCAGAAGAAGAAAAGCGAAGAAAGGCTGATGAGAAAGCTGCCCAAGATGAAGTTGCAAGACTGAAAGCAGTTGCAGATAAAGAAGTGGCCAGATTAGAAAGACAGCAAGACCTTGAGAGAAGAAATGCTGAGAGAGCTGCTGCTCAGCAACAAGATGAAGCTAGGCGTAAGAGCCTGTCTGCCGCCTTATTGGATGACTTAGGCAAAGACGCAGCCACCCAAGAGGAAGTCAGTGCCGAGGACTCTGATGAAGTGCAGGAGCCGATATTCGCACCAGTCAAAGGCGAGGTGCAAATACCGGTCGAAATCTCTTCATTTGAAGCTAAGCCAGAATCAGAGCCACTGGTAGCCCACGATATCAGTGAGTTATTGCCACCACCTACCGTCCTTACAGTTGAATCTGAGCCAGAAGCCCCTATACAGGTTGAGAGCGGCAAAGAATTAATTGAAAGAGTTCTTCATTCAACTGAGCAAGCTTCTGAAAATCAGTCCCAAGAAGTGGCGCAAACGAATCGCAGTGAAAATCGATTTCAAAAAATTATCAATACCAATCGTGAGCTTTCAAAAGAAAACGACTCTCTCAAGTCAAAGGTTGAAGATCTCCTCGATAAACTTCATGGCTATGAGATTGAAGGTGAGCTGGTAGGTAGCATCATGACCTCGGTCGATCGAAACAAGAGAGAAAAATGGCGCGAAAAGAGTGAGGCTAACTACTTAAAGAATGATCGCTGGAGTGTTATTGATGAAGCCAAGAAAGAGATCTTGAACTATCTCTCTACGCGTCATGGTGAGGTAGATTATTTGGATAAGTCACAGCTATTCCTAAAGTACATGCAAGATCCCTTCTATATGAATGTCTTCGTACAGAACCATCAAGTTTCACAATGGTGGCCTACGATAGATGCAATCTATAACGCGATTGATCTTCAGCCAAAAGACTGGTCTAAGGTAAAGCCTATAAGTTATAAACCCCAACCTATTCGGGCGAGAACGGCTACTCTAGGAGCGCCAGTAGCGAGCTCTGAAGAGCCAATGGATCGAATTGCCCAGCATCTGGGCAATATGGGAATTTAGTTTCATTGTCTAGCAAATAGCATTAAGGGCGCGATATCGCCCTTATCTGCGGCGCGTAGAGCTGATAAGTAGTTTTGGCGTGTAGTGCCTGGGGTGGCAATTGAAGTGTTCCCACCCCAAGAAAATCTTTTACCACCCAGGCTGACAATGAGAGCATCTGCTATCAAACGTGCATGACGACCATTGCCATTTGGAAACGCATGGATCAATACCAGCTGATGATGAAAACGCACTACGAGTTCATCAATAGGCATCGCCTTGTTTTCAATCTGATAGGCAGTGTTATCTAAAAGATTCTTGAGGGCAACCGCAATCTGAGTCCAATCAATGCCGATACTCTTAGCGCTCTTTCTGAATGTGCCAGCCCACTGCCAAGTTTGATTAAACATACGACTATGCAATTCACGCACCAATCCCTCATTCAAACCTTGAATGACCTTTTGACGCGCAATCCAGTCTGCCCCTTCGACAATATTTAACTCTTCCCAAGCATTTAACTCGGCTTGAGTCCTAATATGTATGGGGATGAGACCAAGAGCTTCATCCGGATCAATCGGAGTGGCTCCTGGCGCATATTCAAACTGCATCACCATAAATTCCTTCTAGGACCGTCCAAAATCTCTTTTGCCAATAATTGCAGTTGCTTTTCACTGGCGGACTTGTCTACCGACTGATCCTCAAGACTCATTGAATGAGAAATAGGGCGCAGTCTTTCACGCGCAACCGTAATGGCGCGATCTTCCAAGATTTCTTCTAAAGATTTGCGTGGCACTAAGGTGTATTGCAACTCGCAATCTAAGGCGCTCGCCAGCTTGCGTAGGCTAGCCAAGGTGATCTTTTCATCAGCCTCAGCCTTTTCGAGCTTGGTAATACTGGCAGGCGTAACACCGAGCTTGCGAGCCAATGCAGAGGCTGACATACCCAAAGATTCACGGATAGCCTTAACCCACCCATTTCCTGGGCGGCTTGGGGGGCGAGCATCCCTTAACTTAGTAAGGGCCAAATCCATTTGATGGAGTTGTAAGTTAGCGAATTTCTTGTTCATATTGATACCTATAGGTATTAATTAATATATCTAATTGTAACCTATAGGTATGAATTAATACAATAAATTGATACCCATAGGTATCAAATAGCTATAAGAAGTAGGGGTTTTAGGCTAAATAACAACGTCATTCCGTCAAGGGCACCCCAACGGGGTGGCTTGCGAACCCTTGATGGGCACTATCAAAGAAACGCTCTTTTATGCCCAAGGTGGCGCAATGACACATTGGGCATAAAGACAACTCGCGAACAACAAAAACCCCAGAAATATTCAAACCAAGCTTGCGCAGCCCCAATAATCAATACACGTAGCAAGAGTTAATAGCTTTAGCTACTGATTCATCTCACGCGTTATCGCTAGAGTCGCGCCTAGCAGCGTAGCAATGGATAGTTTCACGCCCTATCAATCAGGATGAATCTAACTAATTCATAAATACAGATAGGGGTGGCATATGCCAATTTCAAATACAGACTTGCAAGAGTTAGCTAAGGTCTCCTTAGATGAATATTTGCGCAATCTTCCAGTAGATCAAATCGCAGTAGAGAGGCCTTTTCTCAAGAAATTGATGCAAGGGCGCAAGAGCCTATTAGGTGCCAAGCAAAACGTTGTTGAGAACATTCGCAAGGAACATGGAAGTAACTTCACCTGGGCCTTTGGCGAGGAGACGGTCAAGTTCAATAAACGCAATACCACTGAGCAAGCCTCTTTCCCTTGGCGTAGAGCAGTAGATGGCCTCTATATCGACTATGACCGCTTATTTAGTAATGGCATCAAAGTACGTGAGGGTGGGGCGCGAGGCTTCCAATTGGAATACAACGAGCGCGTACAACTCATTAACTTGCTTGATGAGCAGTTAGAAGTCCTGCGAGAAGGCTTTCTCAATAAGTTAGACCTAGAGCTTCATCGCGACGGCTCGCATGGCGCAGATGCGGTAGTTGGGTTGGATAGCCTAGTCAGCCTAGCACCGGATGCTGGCACGGTGGGCGGTATAGATCGAGCCAAGGCAAGTTACTGGCGTAACTATGCAGTCAAAGACATCACATCAACCACGCCAGGTAACTTAGTGGGCGAGATGGAGACCGCTTGGCGCCAATGTATTAAGCACGGCGGTAGCCCTGATTTCATCATCGCAGGTGGTAAGTTCATTGATACCTATCGCAAGCAAGTGACAGTGACTCATATCGCCGGGTCTGGTGAAACCAAGTACATCGATGCTGGCGTAGGTGCTGGAGTAAATACAGGCCTTGCCTTTAAAGGTGTCGAAATCATCTGGGATCCCCAGTTTGATGAACTTGATGCCATGGCCAATCGCACAGTGGAGTGGAGTAAGCGCTGCTATTTCCTCAACACGCGCTTCATGAAGCTGCGAGATGACGATCTGGACATCGTTGCCCCAATTCGTCCGCATGACACGCTAGCCATGTACGCCATGGTGAACCTACGTTGTGCTTTATCCATCTCACGAGCTAATGCCCATGCGGTATTAGCGATTCAATAAGGAAAAGTAAATGAACAGAAAAGAACTCATTCATAGCGACTTCCAAATTAAAGAGGTGGAGGCGGTAGTGCGCAGGGATGCATTCACGACCATCCATGTGCACGTACCGCCATATGAGACCAATATCCTTCGTAACCTGTTTGGGCGTGAGAACGTCACGGTGTTCGAGCGCCAATCTAAAACTACGATCACTCCAGAGCAGGAGTATGACCGTCTCTGTGCCAAGTATGGTCATGAAGTCGTAGCCAAAGTCTTTGGCGAAGATGATGGTGATCGGCTAATGGAGATCGTAGAGGGTCTGATGTCTGAAAAGGTTATTCCTGAAGAGCCTCAAATAGAAAAGACTCCAGAAGTGGAGATAGAAACCAAAGGAGCCAAGAAACGCTAGTAGCAGGAATGATCACCGCTAGCGGCAGGTGTTTGGGTGCGGCTGTGGGTGCTGAAGTAACGATGGTGTGTGGGCGCGCTTAATTGCGCCCCACTGCCAACATACTAATAAATCCCCCAGGTGGCTGTGGGGCGGTGAACTTCTAAATACAAGCATCAAGAATAGAACTTATTACATGCTTCCAATCATTACCTCTCTAGTGCAAACCTTGGCCGTCAATGGTCTTGGTTTACTTGCGGGCGCAGTCCAGGCTAAGGGTAAAGAGTTCATTGAGAGCAAGATTGGCGCGCGCATTCCCGAGAATCCCAGTCATGAGGATCTAATCAAGCTCAAGCAACTTGAGATCGAGCAAGAACAGCTTCTGTTGCAATACACACTTAAGCAAAAAGAGTTAGAAATAGAAGAATCAAAGCTTCTAGCTGAGATGCATCGAGCTTCACAAGAGAACGCTACACACCGGTGGCAATCCGATATGGGTAGCGATTCCAAGCTATCGAAGAACATTAGACCGGGAACGCTGGTCTACATTCTGACGGCCTATCTACTGTTTGCATTACTTTCAGCTATGGGCATCGACATTAACGAGGCTTATGTAAAGCTCCTAGGTGAGTGGGGGCAGTTAGTCATGCTGGCTTACTTTGGCGGGAGATCAGTAGAGAAGATCTTTGAGATGCGTATGAATAGCTCAAATAAAAAAGAAGAGCAGGCATGAGTGGTTTAGTGGCAGAGCAAGCGGCATTCTTAATTGATGTTAGCCGCCTCATCCAATTTGCAACTGCAGAAGGATGGGTTATCACTGGTGGGGAACTCTGGAGGTCTCCAGAACAGCAGGAGATCTATTTCAAAAGCGGTAGATCTAAGACCATGAATAGCAATCATTTGAGACGCTGCGCTATAGACCTGAATTTCTTCTGGAATGGAAAGCTAGTCTGGGATAAAGAGCTCATTCGTACTGTAGGCGAATACTGGGAAAGCCTTGGCCCCAAGAATAGATGGGGTGGGAATTTCAAGGGGTTTGTGGATGTTCCACATTTCGAGAGAGTTGCTTGATTATTACCCCTCCTCCTCTATTTAGACATTTTTAGGTTAGCCCAAGTCTCGCACCCACTCTTTTCCAGCTTTGAGTCCAAGCTCAGCCGCTTCAATTTCCGTTTCAAATTCTGGGTTTCCAATAAGTGGGACTTGAAATTCTTCAATTCTATCTGGGTAGTGCCTTGCAATAACTAGCTTAGACGCAAATTTACCATTTCCCATAAGCTGAGGTGTGTGATGAAGAACATAAACTTCATCATCTTTTTTAACGGATTGAGACCATTTACTCATTTTTAGACCTTTGAGGTGATAACTTAGCGGAAGTAAAGTTAATATATAAAAAAATTGCAAATATATAAAGGCATTTCAATGACTATTGCTGACGGTTTAATAATTCTCGCTACTTTATCTGGCCCAATAATTGCAGTTCAGGTTACTAGATATTTGGACGATAAAAAAGAGGAGCGGGGTAGGAAATTAGCGATATTTAAAACCCTGATGGCAACCCGTGCTTATACCGTTTCAAATGCCCATGTAGAAGCTCTCAATAGAATTGATCTAGAGTTTTCAAGCAAGATAGATAGCGAGCGAGAAGTAATTTCTAAGTGGAAAGAATATCTAGATCTGCTTGGTGATAAAACTATCTCTGCAGAACAGTGGGGTATGAGAAGGATTGATTTACTTGTAGAGCTTTTGAGTGCAATGGGAAAATCCCTCGATTATAAATTTGATAAAGTGCATATTAAGAATGCCACTTATTCACCGCTTGCACATGGAAAATTAGAGGAAGAGCAGCAGGCAATTCGGACTAAAACTATTGAAGTTTTAGAGGGTACCCGCTCTCTTTCTATAAAAGTGGAAAGTCCACCAGAGAAGCCGCAAAGCTAATTGAAGATTTCATTATGCAACCTTCCTCTGTAGCTCAATAACCTCAGCACCATTCTGAGCCTGAGTTAGTTTCTCGCCCCACCATTTGTAAAGACCAACTCGTTGTGTAAATCGTTCGCCACGGTCATAGGCCCTTACAACCTCATTCCCATGAGCATGATCGAGTGCTAGCTCAACAACATCTTGCTCAAACCCATTATCTCTGGCTAGGGTGGAGAAGGCGCTGCGCCAGCCATGTGGCGCATGCTTTCCTGACATATTGAGTGTTACCCGATAAGCTTTCTCTAGACTCTCACGACTAATGAATTGATTGCCTGTCGGCGATGGAAATACATAACCTTTTCTTCCAAAAAGTTTTCCCCATTGTTTCAACTCTGCAGTAATTTGTGGGCCTAGAGGAATTCGATGATCGCCAATACGTGTGTGATCTTTCATCTTCGCGCGAGGTATTACCCAGATCGGAATATCTGCATCAAGATCAAACTCTTTCCACTCAGCCTGCACAACGTTACTAATACGCGTTGCACTAAATGCGAGAAGGCGATGAGCAGCTCTCACTGATGGTGAAAGACGCGCAGCTTCTGCTGCGCGTAAGAGGGCGCCCAAAGAATTCCAATCAAGTAATGCAGGCATGTGACCATTAGTTTTCTTTCTAGGAAGAATTTCTTTTACGGGCGCGGCAGAATTAATTTCACATAAGCCTTTTGCTTGCGCATAACGAAAGACGCCATTCAAGTGCTGCAAAATTCTTGTGGCGGTTTCCAGAACATCTCGCTTATTGATTGTTTCAATAGCCTTAGCGATGACAGAAGGGGTGATGCTTTCAATGGGAAGTTCGCCCAGGGCTTTATAAATATCCCTCTCAAATGCCCTTTTAGACTTGGTATGGTGGGTTAGGCTCCATTCTTTCTCCTTCATAGCGAACCATTCCTCGGCCACAGCCCTGAAGGTACTCTCAGAATGGGCTGCCGCCTGGGCCATTGTTATACGCCTAGCAACTACGGGATCGCGGCCCTTATTCAGTGAAGCTTTAACTTCCTTTAGCTCAAGTCTTGCCTGAGCCAAACTGCTCTGAGGATACGTACCGATGGTGTAACTTTTTTCTTTGCCTTCAATGCGATATTTAATTCGCCATGAAGCAGTTTTGGCACGAGTGATAAGTAGATAAAGACCTTGTCCATCTGCAAGCTTGCTGCCAATAACTTTGCGGGCGATAAAACTTTTAATCCCTTTATCCGTAAGCTTTCCAGACGTACCCCCAACCATGTTTTTTATCCAGTTCGATTTTGCTTGAATACCCCCAATAATACCCCCAGAGGTTTTGGCTAGAGCTGGATTTAGAAAGACCATGATGGCCTTGCGGGCCTTTATCCATAAAGAAAAACGCCACCCTGGTGGGTGGCGTTGGACTGTTACATACTTCAAAATGGTGGAGTCGGCGGGAATCGAACCCGCGTCCGCAAATCCTCCACAACAAGTTCTACATACTTAGTCATATCATTTAATTTAATCAGTTAGGCACAGATTGACACGTTCCTCGCTGACGATTCACTAAATTTTCGTACTATCCCTCGTGACACGAAATAGTCTTATCTCTTGTAAATGACCCTGATGTAGCTTGCGCTACCTGACCCAAGAGAGAATCAGTTCAGGGGCAACCGCAATTAAGCGGCTAGTGCGTAACGTTCGTCGTTAGCAGTTATTACATTCCCATTGATTTACGAGATAACGGGTCCTCGGTATGCCCTTGATGCTTTGTAATCCACGTCGAAACCATGTCGACCCCGGAGTTCATGCATAGGAAACTCCATTTTAAAGCCGCTAGCCTTAAATTGCCGAATATCTTTTGGAAGTGTTG